ATGAAAGCCGCCCAGGACGCCCGGAAGGCGAGAGGGTAGACATGACGATGCGAACTCTTGGCGATGCCCTCCAACGGCTCCGGTCTGCCGGCGAACCGCTTCCCAACGATTCCCAATGTCCGGTCTGCGGGTATTTCGACATCACCCATCCCGATGTCCGGCGCATCCTCCTCGACCGTGACCCGACCAAGAGGATATTCCAGCAAGCCCAGTGCAAATGTCGGGGCCGGGAGGAACAACAACGCCGGGACGAAGAACTTCGCCACGCCCAGGCCGCGCTCCCATCGGGTGGGACAACGAGGACGTTTGATAACTTCGTGGGCCGTCCGGGGACCGATGACATGCTGGCCGCGGCCCGGAGATTCGCTGACCGGCAGGGGCCGAGGATGCTGGTACTGGTCGGCCAGACCGGGACGGGCAAGTCCCACTTACTCGAAGCCATCGGACGCCAAGCCCTGGAAGCGGGGCGGACCGTCCGGTACGACCTGAGTCCACGGTTTCTCAACCGGCTCCGGCATACCTACGATTCCGACTCCGGGGACGATCTCCACGACCTGATGGCATGGTATCAACGCCGGGACACCGTCCTTCTGGACGACATCGGCATGGAGTCCACAACCGACTGGGCGCGAGAGCAACTGACGACGTTAGTCCAGGAACGGCATAACTCCGGCGGCTGGATGGTCTTGGCGACCAATCTCAACAAGACGGCGATGTCCGACCGGATGGGCGACCGTCTGGCGTCCCGGTTATATGCCGGGAACCCGAACCTTCCGGAGGTGTCGGTCGTGGTCAACACCGCGGAGGACTACCGAGCATGACCAACGGAGAAAAACAGCCGATTCGCCCGATTTTGTCCACCATCCGCCGGACCTGTCCCGAATGCGGCGACGATATGGTCGTCGAGTTGTTACGCCATGACCCGCACGACACGCCGGTCTTGTTCCTTGTTTGCCCTTGCGGGTATTGGGAGAAGCCGGCGGCGGACATCGAGGCCGACCTGGAAGACCGTCCCCGGATGCCGGGATTCTGAGGAGATGCAAGATGGCATGGATATACATCCCCGACTCAACGTCCTCGACTGTTTCAGCGGATATGGCGGATTCGCTCTCGGCCTTCGACTCGCCTACCCGGACGCCAGCTTCCGGACGGTCGCTTATATCGAGTGGGACAAATACTGCCAGCAAGTCATCCAGGCCCGGATCGCAGACGGCCACCTCGATGACGCTCCAATCTGGGACGACATCAAAAGTTTTGACGGCAGACCCTGGTGTGGAGTCGTGGATATTCTCAGTGCTGGCTTCCCGTGTCAACCGCATAGCAACGCCGGACTCCGCAAGGGAGCCGATGATGACCGGAACCTCTGGCCCGATACCCTCCGCGTCATATCTGAGGTGGGAGCCAAACGGGTCATTTTGGAGAACGTTCCAGGCATCCTTGTGGGAAGTGATGGACGGCCACCATATGGGGGCACCGTGGTCGGAGAGTTGGCCGAAATCGGGTATATGTCAGAATGGCGAGTTGTATCCGCTGCCGACGCAGGCGCACCACACCTCCGCAACAGGTGGTGGCTCCTGGCATATCCCAACGCCGACCTCGGCGGATGTGTACATCGGGAATCTGAAGTCCTCTCAGCAATCGGATGATTCCATGCACTCGGTGAGCCTGCCGGACTTCGTTAATCGTTGGCCCACGCCCACCAGCACCGAGAGGTTCCCGACTCCGGTGGCAGACGGTGATCGCCGGACCAACTACGCGCAGGGCGGTACATCTCTGGGCTTTGCGGCCCGGATGTTCCCGACCCCACGGGCTGGCAAGACGACCGACGAGGACGAGGAGTCCTGGCTGGCGAAACACGCCGCCGGCAAGGTCGCCACGCCACCGCTGGCATTGGCGATGAGGATGCTCCCCACGCCCTCATCCGGCGGGAGTTGGACGACGCCCCAAAGTCAGGATGCCAAGCACAGCGGTCATGGCGCATCCGATAGAACATCCGAAATAGCGGCGAAGCATACCATGCAACAGATACGCAACCGGGTTAATCAATCTGGCTACCATTCAAATCTTGAAGAATTAGTCGCCCTAGAGACTCCGGCTCAAGGTTCCCTCTCGCCCGATTGGGTTTCATGGCTCATGGGTTTGCCCTTGAAATGGACATCGCTGGAGCCGCTACCCAGAGAGGAATACCTGGACTGGCTCCACTCCCAGATGGACGGCACATGGTGGCAAGAGGAGCGGGGATTGCCGAGGGTGGCGACGGGCATCAAGGACAGGGTCAACCGATTGAAATGCCTGGGAAACGGGATAGTCCCGGCGAGTCTAGCATTATTTTTGAGAGGTACGACATGATTATCCCAGTCTACGAGGTCGGACAATTTGTCCGGCTGAAGCCCTTCCCGAGCGGCGCCGATGGCATCCGGTGCATCTGCAACCCAGACAAGGAGTCGGTCGTCAAACCGCTGCCCATCACCGCGCCCGAACTTGGCGGATGCTGGCATGGCGTCGGGACGACCGTCCTCCGGGTATTCAAGGACGGCGGTCTGTTGTTGAAGAACCGCCACGGCTTCGTCCGGGGCGCCCGACCCGACGAGGTCTGCCGCTGATGTTATTTGATTTTCAACAGGCTATCGTCGATTGGGCTGTCGAGCGTGAACGGTGCGCGATCTTCGCGGATTGTGGCCTCGGTAAAACTATCATGCAACTGGAATGGCTCCGTCGCGTCGGAGGCCGTGGCCTTGTCGTCGCACCGTTGGCCGTGGCGCAACAGACCCGCTATGAGGGCCGCAAGTTTGGGCTGACCGTTTCCTACATTCGCGATGCTGCGGATATAGACGGACCCGGTCTCTATGTCACCAATTATGAGATGGTCGATCATTTCCCGGCGGAATCCATAGATGCCGTTGTCCTGGATGAAAGTTCAATCTTGAAATCCATCGATGGCAAGACACGCGGCAAACTTATAGAGATGTATCGTGATGTGTCATACCGCCTTTGTTGCACCGCGACACCAGCACCGAATGATGTCACCGAATTGGGCAACCATGCGGAGTTCCTCGGACAAATGACCAATGCTCAGATGTTGGGGACGTTCTTCGTAAATCGAGATGGGGAATGGGAATTGAAAGGTCATGCGGTCGAGGCGTTTTACGAATGGATGGCGACCTGGTGCATGATGTTCACTACTCCGGACCAGCTGGGATTTCCGAGTAATGGATACCATCTCCCGCCGTTAAACATTGATCCGATCTTTGTGGATGTTGACCATGCCAGTTATGCCCAGGCGACTGGTCGATTATTCGTGACTGGTATGGCTGGAGTAGAAGGTCGATTGGTAGCTCGTCGCATGACGATGGATGAACGAGTGAAACGGGCTGCGGAGATCATTGGCGCATCGGACGAGCAATGGGTCGTATGGTGCGGACTAAATGACGAGGGGCGGCAATTACATCGAGCATTGGATGATTCGGTGCTGGTGGAAGGCGCCGATTCTCTGGAAGACAAGATACGAGACATCGGTCGGTTTTTTGATCAAAGCAAACGGGTGCTTATTACCAAAGTCCGCATTGGAGGCTTTGGTCTTAATCTTCAGCATTGCCACAACATGATGTTTCTGGGTATCTCCGATAGTTACGAGCAATATTACCAGGCCATCCGGCGGTGCTGGCGATTCGGTCAGGAGTCCCCGGTCAACGTAATAATCATAACGTCAGATATAGAGAGGGTCGTTTTGGAGAATGTGCAAAACAAAGAACGAGCGCATCAACTTACAGTAGCGGCGATGGCCGGTCGGGTGGCAGATTATGACCGTATGGCATTGAATGGGCAATCGGCGGCGTCTCAAGAATACGATCTGCAAGAACCCATCCAATCTGAACATTATCAGTTGATCCACGGAGATTGCAGGGAACAATTAGCGGCGATGCCTCCGGACTCCGTCGATTTTACGATCTTTAGCCCACCATTCCTCGACTTATTCAGTTATTCCGCGGACCCGCGCGATCTGGGTAATAGTCGTGATGATGACGAATTTGGAGCGATGTATCGAGAAGTAGCAGATGGATTATTGCACGTTACCAAGAAAGGCCGATTGGTGGCGGTCCATGTCGCCCAGGTGCCGGCGAAACTGGCCCATGACGGATTCATAGGTCTGAAGGATTTTAGAGGACTTATTATCCAGATTATGACAGATACGGGATTCGACTATCACGGCGATGTCACGATCGATAAGAACCCTCAAGCTCAGGCCATCCGGACCCATAGCAAAGCCCTCCTTTTCAAACAACTCAAGAAGGATGCCTCATGGCTCAGGCCAGGATTGGCCGATTTTATCTTGCTGTTTCGCAAACCTGGAGAATCAAGCGTTGCCATCCATCCGGACATCACCAATGAGGACTGGGTCACATGGGCGCATCCGGTCTGGTACGGATTGAGGGAAAGTGACACGTTGAATAAGGCCGAAGCCCGGACGGAAAAAGACGAGAAGCATATCGCGCCATTACAGCTTGGGGTCATTGAACGATGTATCCGGCTTTGGAGCAATCCAGGCGATACGGTCCTGAGTCCATTTGCTGGTATTGGATCGGAAGGCTATGTGGCATTAGAACATGGGCGCAAGTTTATAGGGATCGAATTAAAGCCCGAATATTTCAAAGTTGCGGCGAAGAATCTTGAGAGGGCAATCGCAGAACGGACCCAAATGGCGATGCCTTTGGTAATTAGTTAATCATGCCCGGTCATGACCAAAAGACGACCCGCATCCAGGTGGAGGTTAACGGCTTCACTTGGCGGGTCTACGGCGCCCGGACGGGCCTTCGCTGGCATTGTCACCTTGTCGAGTTGGTTGGCCCTCTGCCGCTGGACGGCCCGGTCACTCAACCGCTCCGGGACAAGATTCGGGCGGCGTTGGCGAAGGCTCTGGCATTGGACGAGTCCGAGATCGCCCGGATACCGGCGGACCTGATCCTGGCGTGACAGCTCAAGACCTCATCACCGAGAAGGACTTCCAGGCGACCGTCATCGCCCTGGCCCGGAAGGACGGCTGGATCGTGGGCTTCACTCATGACGCCCGGAAGTCCGAGCCGGGGGAGCCAGACCTCCGCATGGTGCATCCGACCCAGCACCGGGTCATATTCGCGGAACTCAAGACCGCCAAGGGCAAGCTGACCAAGGGCCGGTACAACAAGTCCGGCAACCGCTGGCTCCCAGGACAGGATGAATGGGGCGATGCCCTGACATCCTCCGGCGTGGAGTATTACCTCTGGAGACCGGACGGCCTGGACGGGGAGATCGAGCGGATATTGGGAGGGGAATGATGCCGCTTCCGTGGCTACAGGGGGTCAATGGATCGGCCCCTAAAAGTTGGGAATGTGGGTTCTGCCGACGCCGAAGCCGGAGGGAGGACCGCATCGTGGTTACCATCGACAATAGTCGGGCCGGGTATCAGAGACTACGGTTCTGCAACCTGGAATGTCTGCGGCGTCTCCTGACATTGTGGGAGGAGCGGGAAGGTAAATTGAAGTGCGTCGGATGCGGGGAACACTTTCCTCCTACACATGGACGCCAAAAGTACCACGACGAGGCCTGCAGGAAACGTACATGGTCCCGATCACAATCGACCAAAGAACGACGAGGGGTCAATCATGCCTGACATCGGTGACATCTGCCGAGCGCGAGACCTGGGGATGGTTGGCGGACGTCTGTACATCTGGGCGGAATGCCCCGTCTGCCACCTCCAGCGGTGGACCACCACCCGGCCCCTGGACAAAGGGACCCGCCGCAAGTGCCAGGACTGCGTCCGGGAGAAGTCCAAGCGGACCTTCAAGATCGGACGGGCGCATACCATCGACCAGATCTAACCCTCCCGCGGATATGCCCTGGACGCTTCAGAGAAGCCCATAGCGGCGTTTTACTACCACCGGCAGTAGTTCTGACCGTCCACGATATGCGGTGTGGTAGAATAACGGCGCCACCTTCGGGTGGACATTCACCGGTCACAGGGTGAAACGAACCGGGCGCTTGACTTACCGGGTGTCGCCCAACCGCACCTGGCAAGCGTCCGGGGATGATTTGGTGGAGTGAGCAAGTCGTGGCTTTGAATAACGGCAAGGCTCTGGCGGCGGAGAATCGACGCTCCCAAGTCCTCCAGTTGAAACAGGCCGGAGAGACCGAGACCGCTATCGCGGAACTGGTCGGCGTGTCCAAGACCCAAGTCCACAACGACATCCACCGCCGTCTGGCCGAGGTGCGCCGGGACGACAAGGAAGCCGTCCAGCAAGAATACAACCTCCAGCGGTCCCGCTATGAACGGCTCCTCCTCCGCTGGTGGAGCCACGCCACCGGCCCCGATGATGAGAGAGCGGCCAAGGCGACCCAGATGGTATTGGACATCCTCCGGCGCCTGGACACCATCGGCGGGTTGATACCGGAGAAGCCTTTGATCCAACTCCAGCAGCAGAACGTCATGGTTGGCGGCGTGACCTTCGCGGACCTCCTCCGGGAAGCGATGGACGGCGCCGGCCAGGTAGTGGAGGGAGAATGTGAGGTCGCGAATGCTGGGACTGATCTGGCCGTGGAAAACTAAGAAAAAAGGGCGGACGATTGAGAGCGTTTACAAAAACGGGAATGTGCGGGTCTTGTGTATCGCTGGCGGTTCTCCCGTAACTGGCGAGATTACGATTCGGACATCGGAAGTCCGGCGCGGCGTTGGATGGCCGCCTCGGCGGGTCACGACCCGCCGAACTCCATGTCCGGAATGTGGCCGCAACGTTCATGTGACCGGCCCGGCTAATCGGCCTCGGTTGTATGTCCATAATCCAAGCAAGCAAAAGTGATGACGCTATCCCAGGCTGAGAAGCGTTTCCTGGTGGGCCGCGCCAAAGCCGACCCGGACTACTTCTGGGAGTCCGTCCTCGGATGTCCGACCGTCTACGATAAGCGGGGACGACTAAGGATATTGTGCGCCAACGGCGGGTCTCCCGTAACCGGGAAGATTAAACTTATGGATTCCGACTGGACTTTGTTCTGGTACGGCCAGCCGGTAGAGTCCCGGTGGACACCATGCCTCGAATGTGACTGTTGGATCCGGGTGGTAGGGCCGAAGTCCAAGCCGCGATTGAGAGTTCACAACTCGGACGCTGCAACGGCGTTCAATAGCCTCTCGGACGCGGACAAGAAAACGTGACAACGCTCACCCAAGCCGAGAAGCAATTCCTGGTTGACCACTCCAGGACTGACCCGGCTTGGTTTTGGGATGCCGTCCTCGGTTGCCCGACCGTCTACGACAAGCAGCTCCAGATGGCGAGGGCCGTCCGGGACCATAACCGGGTCGCGGTGGTTGGCGCCAACGGGACCGGCAAGGACTGGCAGTCGGCGCGGCTGATGCTCTGGTGGATGGCGACCCGGTATCCCGCCATCACCGTCGTCCTCGGCCCGACCCATCGCCAGGTCTCGGACATCGTGTGGAAGGAAGCCCGGAGCGCATACCTAACGGCGAGGATGGGACTGGGCGGTCAGATGTACCGGACGGCCCGGTGGGAGTTGGATGACCGCCACTACGCGGTCGGCTTCGCCACCGACAACGAGTACAACATCCAGGGCTTCCACTCCCCGAACCTCCTGGTCATCCTGACCGAAGCCCACAACATCGAGCAATCCCACATCGACGCCGTCAAGAGATTAAACCCGGCCCGGATGCTCCTGACCGGGAACGCCTTCGCCAGCTCCGGCGAGTTCTATGACGCCTTCCACGGCGGCTCCGACCTTTACCACACCATCGAGATCGCCGCATCCGACACGCCCAACGTCCAATTGGGACGGGAGGTAATTCCTGGAATGGTGACCGTCCAGCAGATCGAAGAACGGCGCCGGGAGTGGGGCGAGGAGTCGGCGTTGTATATCGCCTCAGTCCTGGGCCGGTTCCCCGACAACCTGGAGGACGCCATCGTCCCGCGGTCTCTCCTGATGGACGCCGTCGAGCGGCAGCTTGAGCCGGTGGGCGAGGCCACGCTGGCTTGTGACGTTGCCAGATTCGGCGCCGACAAGACCGTGGTCTACCGCCGGCAAGGGAACGTCTGCCGGTTGGTCTGGAAGTCACAAGGCCGGGACACTCAACAGGTCGCCGGACATCTCAAGATGATGGCCGAGGACGACCCGGAGGTGGGCCAGATAATCGTGGACGACACCGGCGTCGGCGGCGGCGTGACCGACCGGCTGAACGAGGAAGGGGTGGCTGGGGGACGAGTTAGGATCGTCCCGTTCAACGGCGGGGAGAAGGCCCGGAGGTCTGACAGGTACGTCAACGCCATCGCCGAGGCATGGCTGGAGTTGGGGCAAGCCTTCCGGGACGGGACCATCGACATTGACGACAACCCGTCCGTCATCGCCCAACTCTCGGCGCGGCGGTACACCGTCCAGGGAGACCGGCGCATCAAGTTGGAGTCCAAGGACGACTTCAAGAAAAGGTCAACGGGCGGAAGCCCCGACGATGCCGACGCCCTGGCGATGTGTTATGCGGCGCCGGGTCCGGGCGTGGGAGTTTGGTGATGGACGTATTTGACAACTTTATTAAAGATTATTTCCGGGCGAGGCCGTGGATGTTGGAGGCTGATGGTAGTTTCAAGATCAGCAGCTTGGATATGGACCCAGACAACCCAGCCGAGTGGGGAGGTGTAGCCATGACATCCGACGATCAGGAGCTTGAGAACAACCCTGCCCCATCATCTTCCCAGGACTACATGGGCAATGCCCGGTATTGGATCATCGCTGCCGAGGAGCGACGGATAGATGGCTTGGATTGTAAGGAACCGATATTGCTATCAATCGCTAATGCCCTAATCTCCCTGGGTATCCAGTTCCAAAAGCAGCAAGAGCACGATTGACCAAGGAACTCCGGTGTGGTCAATGCGGGAAGCTCCTGGCGGTCAAGGCCGAGCGCGGGACGGTCATCATCTGCTATCGATGCAAGACCCGGAACGAGGCGGAGTAATGGGATTAACCGTCGAGACCAAGGACTGGAAGGCTGGCCGGCGGTGGGCAAGGCGTAACGCGATAGCCACTCCCGGCGTAACGTATACCCTCCTCCGGGACGGGCGGCATCTGAGCTACCGTTATGAGGATGGGCTGATGTATTGCACCGGGACCGGCAAGCGGGTGGAGCCCTACCGCCCGTGGGCTGGGTTTTACCGGAAGGGAGGGGATAGCGCATGACCACTCCGAAGTCCCTGGCGTGTGTCTTCGATGCCCACGGTGTCTGTCGGTTGGTCGGTTGCTCCTGTCCATGCCATCGAAACGAGTTTATACCAATCCTCAATATTGGTTCCTAAAACGCTTGCTATTCTATATGGTATCCCTTATAATATACTTAGTAAGTAAGTAAGGGATGGAGGAACCGAGATGGCAATCGAACGAATCCGAATCGCCCCGGCTGGTAAATCCCGAATAACTATTTACCTTCAGATTAGTAAGGAGACAGACCTCTGGTTGACTGGCAGTGAATTAGACAAGACTGGCGATAAGATGGATAGGGTTCATTTGATTGACAAGTCAGCCATCGTGATGCGTACCCCGGTCACTATGAATCTTCATTACGGCGAACTTCAAACAACCTAGATATCCCACTTCTAAACCACCAAAGCCCAGCCACCCAGCCCCGGCGGAGGATTCATTCCCGCCGGGGCTTTTCTTTTGCTCCCCGTTATGCTAGATTTATCTCCAGTGACCTCATCCGGCAAGTGTCCGAGGCGAAAGCCCGAAGCCGGTGGAGGTCATTTTGTCTTTCTGGGACTTCCTCCGCAAGCAAGAACCGGGCGACGTAGCGGTCGCCGTCCCGCTCAATTATGATGTTGGACAGGCGACCTACCCGGACGCCAGCTTTGAGTCTTTCGCGACCGAGGGCTACGCCAAGTCCGAGATCGTCCACGCTTGCATCAGAGAGCTTGCGATCTCAGCGGCCTCCCCAAGATATTATGTCCAGGCTCCCGCCCAAGGTGGCGGCTCCGTTGAGATAACCTCCGGCCTCCTCCACGATCTGACATCCAAGCCCAACCCGACCAGCGACTGGTATTCCTTCGTCGAGACCCTGGTGACCTATCTGATGGTCGCCGGGAATACCTACACGCTCAAGGAACGCAACCGGAGCGGCAAGGTGTCCGCGCTCTACCACCTCCGGCCCGACAGGGTCCGCATAATCGGCGGGGACCACGGCGCCGAGGGTTATATCTACACCGTCGGCGGGAAAGATTATCCCATCCCGCGAGAGGACATCTGCCACCTGGCCCTGCCGAATCCTGGCGGCGACCTTTACGGCCTGAGTCCTCTCCAGGTCCTGGCCCGTAACGTCAACCTTGACCTCAACATGACCGACTTCGCCAAGGTCTACTTCCAGAACGCCGGTGTGCCGTCCGGGCTATTGAAACTCAAGCGGCGCCTCAACACCCAGGAGGAAGCCTCGGTCATCCGGTCCCGTTGGCGGTCCCAATTCGGCGGGAGGAACAACTTCCACCGCATAGCCATCCTGGACGAGGACGCCGAGTATCAGCCGATGGCGAACGCTCCGAAGGACATGGCGTTGACGGAACTCCACGACCTGACCGAGTCCCGCATCTGCGCGGTCTTCGGTGTCCCGGCCATCCTGGTCGGCGCCAACGTGGGACTCCAACGCTCGACCTATTCCAACTACCGCGAGGCCCGGATGGCCTTCCACTCCGAGACATTGGAGCCGATGGTCAGCAGGATCCTCCGGCATCTGAACCGGAACCTGTTTGACGATTATCCCGGCAACGAGACGCTAACGGTGGACTGGGCCGAGATGCGCTCCGGCCTGGACGACCGGGAAGCCATGACCTCCAGAGTCACCGGCTTATTCGCCGGCGGCATCCTGACCTTGAACGAGGCCAGGGAACAACTCGGACTCCAGGCCGTCACCGACGGCGCGATCCGGCGCATCCCAGCGGCCATCTTTGAAGTGGCCGAGGGTACACCGGCCCCGGTGGCCGTTGGCGCCGCTCCGGTGGAGGAGTCTTTGCCGGTCGGAACGCTCAAGGAATGGGACGACCTCCCGGCCTTGAAGGCGCCGAGGGTAGCCAGACGGGCCGGGATATTGCGGCGCCAACTCCTGGAGGACCGGGAGGAGGAGACCGACCAGATGGCGAAGAAAGTCCAGCGGCATTTCCGCGGACTCCGCAACCGGGTGGACGGCATCCTGGGACGGTGGATGGAGCGGACCAGCTCAGACTCCAAGGACTTCCCACCGGGCTTTGATCCCTCCATGTTGGACCTGCCGGACGGGATTCCCGACCTCCAGGCCA